GGAATCTTCCTTATTAACATCTGCTGACGCTTTCATCAAGTCAATACTTGTCTCCGCTTCCAGCTTGTCTCTTTCAAGGTCAAGTTTTTCAGCGTCAACCATCATGTCCTTCTGCAATTTCATTTGTGTTTCCATCGCCTTCAGGTCAATTTCTTGCTGTTTAAGCTTGATAAGCGGATCTTGAGCTTCTCGCTTCATTCTAGCCTCTTCATCCTGTGCCAGTTGTTGAGTCATTTGCGCTTCAATCTGAGCCTGTTCAGCTGCTTGCTGGTTGATCAGTTGTTCCTGCTGCTGCTGCAATTGTTGCATTTGCTGTGGATTCTGCTGTGCCTGCTGCATTTGCTGCTGCAACTGCTGGAATTGTTGTTTGTATTTTTCCTGCACCTGTTGTGCTGCTATCAATGAGATATGCTCCGATACGTGCGCCTGCAGCATCGCGTACAACTGCGGGTTGATCTGAACCATTCTCGTGAACATGAACTCGGCGTGCGCCTGCATGTGCGCCATGTGGTCCTGCATTGGAAATGACTTCGGCTGTTGTCCGCGCATCGCGCCTGCATTCTCCATCGCCGGACTCATAGGTTCCGGCATCTCCGGATCAGGCTTCAATATCGCCTCCACGTTATCCACGCCCATCGCGTCGTACATTCTTCTGTACGCTTCACGCAAATTGTGAAGTTGCGGTGCGGCACTCGCCAATTGCAGTTGCTGTTGCGCCAACGTGACACGCTGCGCCATTGAGAATATGTTCGGATCGGATACTGGAATGACATCAACACGGTCATCAAAATCAGATTGTTTAATTTGTTGATTTCCACCGACAACCATGTAAGGATATTGCGGTGGAAGATAAATCTGGAATACTTTCGCCAGCAGCTTGAATTCAATTTTCTGTGCATAATGCAATCTCTTATGGATTGCGCTCATGACTTTAGTTCCACGCTCTAAAAGAGCAAGTGTTGTTCCTACAGGATTCTGCTCGTTTCCTTCCCCCATCTTCATGTCCGCGATCGCAGCGAATGATTTTCCCGCGTCAACGGCAAAACCCAGCAATGCAAACAGAACTTGTGAAGGTTCCTTGTATGGAAGTGGCAACAATGATTCCTTGATTGAAACTCCTGTGACGTCCACGTCACGAAATTCCCCTGGCTGCAAGGGCTCGTCATGGTCGCGTATTCTCATTCCACGCGCCTTGAAACCTGCTGGAAGATTGGCAAGGGTGCCTGCGTCAATTAACTGCCGCAAAACACTTGTCGCAGTTCTTGACAATCCACCCAGCATGTGTATCAGACCGAACCCGTAAAAGCCCAGTCCTGGGAGGAACTTGTAGTGTACAAAATAGTGGTTCTTCGCGAAATTTGGATCTTTATCCTTCCAGTTTCTTCTTATGGAAAGAACCGTTCTTGAAAATTGGTCTATTGAAATTATGTAAGGAAGCTTTACTCCTGACGTGTCCTCAAATCCAGGCACATCAGCGTTAACGTGCATCTCCAGTACGACATGCTCGTCATCATCGGATGAATAATTCTTTTCAACACCCTGCAGTTCATCAATCTTATCTGCAGTATCGGATGACTCCGTCTGACCCGTCGGCAGCTCCACGTCACGGTAGAATCCGCCCAGTTGCTGCTTTCTCACGTCATTTCCATTCGTCTTGATGACATGCGTTATCCTGTCAGCACTTTCCAGATCCGTCGCCATGTAGTTGATCACCAAATCCTCACTGGTGATGAACTTCGCGGTCGCACGCTTCAAGAGACCGTCATAATAGACTTTCTTGAACGCCGATCCTGAAAGCGGAAGGTAGAACAGAAGTTGGTCCATGTCCGGATCGTACTCTCGCATGACATCAGTGATCTGATAGTTCATGAATTGCTGAACCCTCTTCGCCTGATCTTGAACTTCAGGTGTCGAGAGCCCTACAACTTGAGTGCGAACGGGGCCGCTTGGGGGGAGAAGTTCCTTATACGCTTGGGCTTGAAACTGTGTAACAGATTCAGCGAGTAAGGGGTGAACGACCCCGGATGCACCTTCGAACGGTTGGGTGCGGTCTTCATACTTGAATCCCAGCATATCAAGGCCTTTGACATAGGATTCTTCCCAGTCCTTCCTTGAATCCTTATCCGATTCGAATCCTGCAAGCAGGTCGCTTGACAACCTGCCTAAATCATTATCTTCAATGTAATCCGCCAGATTCGCATCATGCGGAATGTTTGCTGTGTCTATTGGCGCGTTGGGATCAAAGTTGACGTCAGCGCTTCCGTCCTCATTTTCCATCAGTTCAACTTCCGGATCAAACTTCACGCTTTTATCCGGCTCCAATTGCACCTCTTCACCAGTAGGCTCTATTTCCAGCGCCCCAGTCAGCGCCTCCAGCGCCTTGTCTATGTTATTCTTATTTCCTTTAGCCATGTCTAGCTATTCCCCCTCTCTTGTACGCAGGCATTCCTTTCGATATGTTGAACAACGCCTCTCTGTTGCCCTTCAAGTAGATCATCGGAACTTTCCAGCCCACGCCTTTATTGTCCATTATAGCAGTTTCTATAATTTTTGCACCACTTTTCTTCGCCACTTTTTTCATGGCGCCCTGCGCCATTGGGCCGTATGCGACAAGGTTTCCGTGGAAGCTCTGATCAGTAGGTCTCAGTCCCTTGTTCTTGATCGCGGACGTCGCGATGGAGACTCCGTCATAGCCGCCTTCCTGCGCCATCTTCGTTGCGTACTTGATGACGAATTCATTGTAGTCCTCCGTCCTGCTGAACGGACCCTGCGGCACGCCGCTCGTCTTAGGTGCGGCCTTCTTCTTGCTGGCGTCAATTATTTTTCTTATCTTTTCCCTTTCCCTGTTAAGTTTCGTTATTCGCTTTTGAGTTTTCACTGTCTGCGGCTGTGACGCCAAATCCTCAATCTTGGAAACAATCAACTTGAACTGCTCCTCATTCACCGCATCCGATTCACTCACGGGAAGCGGAACGTCTCCGCGTGGAGCGTATCGTGACGCCTTCAAGTCGCCTGGAACCGGAGGCATTCCCTGCTGCTCCATCCTCCTGACCGACCTCACCGCTGCGTTGATGGGCTGGTGCATG